AGCAGGGCGGCGGCGGCGATCACCCCGACCTCGATCAGCAGAATGATGGTTTGGGTGTGGGACATGTCAGGTTCCTACCCGGTGCCGAGATAGTCGACTTGCAGGCGGGTGGTGTCGATCACGTTGCGGCCGGTCAGGCTGACGCTGGCCAGCATCCTGGTGGTGATCGTGTCGCCCGGGTTGAACGGCCGCACGATCTGGGCTATCGCCGATATCACGGTGGCCATCGACGACTGCGCCGCGCCCATGCCGATCAGGGTTCCACCGGCGGATGCGAGCTGCGATTGGAGAAACTGGCCGGTGGCGGTCGAGTTGGCGCCGAGCGAGAAATGGATCTGCCACAGCCCGCCGGCCGGCAGGGTGGTGACGCCGGTGCCGGCGTTGTGCATGGCGAACGGGTCGCTTATCGGGGTGTCCATGCCGATCGCCCCCGGGGCGGTGCCGATATTGAACGCGGCGGCCCGGTAGGCGCTGGCGTGCAACACATCCCGGGCTTTACGCCACGCCCCGGCGGCCAGCGAACCCTTGGCCACCCATATCTCACCGGACTGGTCGGTGAAGGTTGTGAACGGCTGCCCGGAAGTGAGCGCCGGCGGCGGCCCGTAGAGCACCTGCCACGCCCCGGAGCGGCGGATCCACGGTAGCTGGGCGTCGATGGTGTAGCACAGGGCCCCGTCGTGCGGGGTCGGCCACTGGCTGTCGCGCGACAAGGCAGTGTCGAAGACTTCCATGGTCTGATCGAACGTGGTGTTACCCCACGCCGACGCGATGGTGTCGCCCGGGTTGACGGTCAGCCGGCCGGTCGAGGCGCGAGGGGCGGCGGTGTCGGTCATAGGGCGTTCCTCACGGTAGGGCCGTCGGGGCGGTGTACTTCTCCAAAGTGTGGGTGGTCTGCCAGCTGGTGGCGGTCAGGCGGTGATCGGATTTGGTCACCCGGTAGTGTTTCGTGGCCCCGGCGTTGTCGACCAGGGCGAGAACGTCGGTCGGGGCGAAATGGTGGGCGTAGGGGTCCCAGGCGGCGCCGGCCGGCCCGCCCGTCGCAGAGGTGCGCCGGCCCGAGGTGACGCTCACCGAGGACAGGATCCGCTCGGACGGGTCGGACCGGTCGGCGAACACCTGCTGAGCGGTGGCGGCGCAGCCCAAACCTTCGCCCGCTGACTGGCTCGACACGTCGCCCCACATGCGCAGGGCGCCCGGACCTTGAACCCCCCACGTTTTGCTGCCGGTCAGGTCGTACATCGGCATGGTGGTGGTCGCGCCGGTGGCGCCGTTGACCGCGGCCCACGCCATGGCGGTGGTGACCCACCCGGCCGACGCGGTGACCGGCGGGCCGGCGATCACCTGGGAGCGGTCAAGAGTGCGGGCGTTGATCGTCTCCCAGCGGGCGTAATGCAAGGTGAGAGACCCCGGGCCGGTGGCGGCGCCGACCGGCGCCAGCCAGGCGACACCGGGGGCGGCGGCGTCGCGGACGGTGGGCAGCACCCCGGGGCCGGCGTTGTTCGAGTCGTGGACCTGGGCGGCCACGGTCTGGCCCTGGGCGGCGATGGCGGCCGACACGGTGGGCAGAACCCAGGTGGCGCCGCCGCCGCCGGTGGTGGTGCCGTTCATCCACGCCACCGTGGCGGTGAGGCGGGCGGCGACGGTCTGGGCGGCGAACAGGTTGGCGTACTGGGGGTTGAGCAGCCGGGTGGGCCATGTCACCCCGGTGTAGACGGTGTCGGCGTCGGTCGGGTCGCCGGGGGCGTACAGGCCGCGGGTGAGACTGTCGTAAAACCAGCACCAGGCGGCGCCGGTCGGCTGGTAGAACGCGAATATGCAGCCGTGTTTGTCGAGGTGGTCGAGCAGATGGCCGGGGTCCCACAGTCGTACCGTGGCCGTGCCGGGCTGGATGTCGCCCCTAAAGGTGCCGTCGCCCAAAGTGTGGGAGTCGGTCGACCAGACCGCCTCGACGAGCAGACCATTCAGTTCGATGATCCCGCCGGCGCCGACTTGATACCAGACACGCCAGTCGGTGCCCCAACCTTCGGGGGCCGGCGGCGCCCCCTGCCATTCCCCGGAATCCCATCGGGCGGAATCCCACGTGGTGAACGACACCGGGGCCTACCGGCCGAACATGGGTGTCAGCTCGGGGCGGACATGGCGGCGCTGGTAGTCGCGGAGCGCCTGGTAGACCACCTCGGGTAGGTCGGCTCCGGGAGTGGCGTAAATCTGGAAAACCATCGGGGTCGGCGCCGGGCCGGACCCGCCGGGCAAGCTGTGCCCGGTGATAGCGCCGATACCTTTGCTGATAAGTCCCTTGCCGGGGATTTTCCCCAGCCAGCCGAGAGCGTCGGACACGGCGCGGCCGATCTCCCCGAGCGCTTTGATCACGTCGTGGATGACGCTCTCCACCGTCTTGAAGTTCGTGATCAGCAGACCGAGCGGGCCGAGCAGGACATCAACGATGATCTTCCAGTGGCCCAGAACCCAGGCGCCCAGGTTGCGCAGCCACCCCCACGCCTCGGCCACCGCGGCGGAAACCTGGCGCCAGTGGGTGACCAGCAGGATTATCCCGGTGACCAGGGCGGCTACGGCCACGATGACCAGGCCGATGGGGTTGGCGAAAAGTTCGGCGTCGACGATTTTCTGCCACACGGCCCACACCTTGAGGGCGCCTACCGCGACCATGACCCCGGCGGCCAGGGCGGCCACTATCGGGGTGAGCGTTTTGATCAGCGACGTGTTACGGCTGAGCCAGGCGAACAAGGGTTGCAGCATGGCTAAGAGCTTGGTCAGGGCCGGGAGGAGGGCTTCGCCGACGGCCACTTTGGCCTGTTCCATCGATTCTTTGTAGCGGGCCATCTGACCCGCCGCGGTGTTGCCCATGGCGTCGGCCTGGCCCTTTACCGCCTTCGACAGGTTCTCCATGATCACCGTCGCCGAGAGCTGGTGGCCGGACATGTCCTTCGTGGCGATCCCCAGCTCTTTGGCCGTGCGGGTGTTGCCGGCCTGAATGCTGTTGAGCATCTGGGCGGCGTCCGCGACGCTTATCCCTTTGAACGCCGCGAGGTCCTGGGCGGTGGCCAGCTCCTCCTGGGCCTTGGAAGCGGAGTGGGTGGAGGCGACAAGCTTGGTGTAGGCGGCGATATTGTCCTCGGCGGACTGCCCGGTGCGACGCGAGGAGGTGTCGATCTCCTCCAAAGCGGAGTTCATGCCCTTGGTGGACACCCCGGCGTCCTTATACGCCTGGGCCAGTTTCGCCACCCCGGTCTCGTGCTCGGAGGCGGCCTTGGTGGCCTCCCCGAGCCCGGCCAGGATCGCCCCGGCCGCCGCCACCGCACCCACCTTCAGGGCGGAAAACGAGGTGCCGGCCTTCTCTTTGACCTTGTCGAAGGTTTCCAACGCCTTCTCGGCGGTGGCCACAATGTCGACGTTGAGCACCGCCGCCTTGGCCACTAGTCACTCTCCAGGATCACGTCGATAAGGGTGGCCAGGTCGGCGGGGTCCTCGTCCCACAGCACGGACGGGGCGATCCCGGTACGCACGGCTAGCGCGGCGATCAGCCGGCCGGGCCCGGCCCGGTAGGGTCCACCGTCTCCACCGGGGTTTCGTCGCGCGGTGACACCTCGACGGTTTGGGCGTCGAAGTCGGCCCAGCCCATGTCCAGGCGGCCGGTGCGGGTCAGATGGGCCCACGCCTGGGCCCTCACGAACCCGAGCGGGTCGCGGGCCGCGTCGGTGGTACCCAGGGCGATCATGCCCCGTCTCATGTCGCGCTGGTCGGCGGCGATGTCCTCGAACACCCGCCCGTCATCGAGGAAGGCGACCAGGTGCAAGATGTGGATGCGAGGATCGGAGGCTTCGACCGCCTCGGCGAACCGGTCACGTATCTCGGTGGCGGTCATATCCGCCCGGCGGCCTTGTCGATATCGCCCTGGACCGCCTCGGCGGCCTTGTCGAGGGGGCGGCGGTCGCGTAGCCAGGTGGCGACGATCCACGGCCGGCGCCGTATGCCGTGGGCGGGCCAACCCCAGTGGATAGGGGCGGCGTAGGGGGTTTCGGCCACGATCCGTATCCGGTTCCCGGAGGCGGGCAGCGCCCGGTGGGAGCCGGCCAGGTGGCCGGTGGCGCGCGGCGCGGCGGCGGCGGCGACCTGGACGAGTTCGCGGGCGGCGGCGTCGAGGGGTTGGCGCGGTTCGTGCAGCCCGGCCCGGATCTCGGCCAGGGCGGCGGCGAAGGCGGCGGCGTTGGTCACTTTGACCTCGAACCCGTCGGCCATCAGGCGGGCGGGGCCACGGTCCGCTGACCCTGGATGGGCCACGTGAATTTCGATTGGACTATGGAGCCGGCGGCCAGGGTTTCGGTGTCCCACCCGTCGACGATGCACGTGCCGGTGATCGTCGGCCCGGTGGCCCCGATGGGCAGGAACGTGAACGGCAGCTCCTGACCCTGATTGGTGTTCACGAAATAGAAGATCCCGGAAGGGTCGGACAGGTCGAGGACGGCCACCCCGTCGAGCGCCCACGAATAGGTGGCCGAGGCTTGCACGACGTCGCCTGTCAGGACCGTCACGGGCGAGTCGCGGGTGACGGTCTGGGGGGTGCCGATCTGGGATACCTGGGCTTCCATGGCCATCCCGGTGGTGACGTCGCCCAGTTGCAGGGTTCCGACCAGCTTGTTTATGACGGTGGGCATCTTTACTCCTTCAGGCTGGCGGGCACGGCGGCCAGGGCGACATCGAGGCGGTAGGCCGGCCAAGTCTCGTTTTTGACCGTCACGCTCGACGCGGTGGCGGTCAGCTCGGCCCACGTGATGGGCGACAGGGCGGCGTAAATCTGGTCGAGGGCGGCGGCGTCGCCGGCCAGGTTGTCGACCCCCCGGATAGGGATGTAATACACGTAGAACACCGTCGTAAGGGCACCGGCGAGAGGGCCTCCCAGGTCCGACACCGTCCCTATCCGCACATAGACCACCGGCGGGGTGATGTCCCCGTCTCGGACCGCCACTCTCAGCCCGGCGTCCTCCAGGGCGGCTACCAGATCAGTGACCGTCGCCGAGATGGTCACGCGATCACCATCAGCCCGCGGCCGACGATCCCCCATGCCACCTTCCGGTAGTACGGGGTCGCCATCGCGTTGAGCGAATCCAATCCTTCGGGCCGGTTACGGTTCTCGTACCACCAGGAGCCCATCAGGAGGACGCCGCGAAACTGGCCGGCGTCGCTGGTGCCAGCCACCGGGTCGAGCCCCACGTAGTAGATGCAATCGGCGATAGCGGCATCGTTGCAGCCGGCGACGTTTACCGCGTCGTCGGCAACGTCGAGTCCGAGATGGGCGGACAGGTCCGCCGCGGTCGGCCAGCCGGTAGCTGCCATCAAGCTTTCTTGGCCGCCCGGCCCGACCCGGACTCGGCGTTGTCGCTGTCGCGGGTCACGCCGCCGGCCTCGGCGGTGATCGGGGTGGTGTTGGTGATCACGTGGATACCACCCGGGTACTGGGCCCAGAACCCCACCCCCGAGTATTTCGTCAACTGCAACACCTTGACGTTTTCGGTGGTCGAACCGGCGGTGGTGGTCGACTCGAACCGGAAATTCATCACCGGGGTGGCGAACGCCGCGGCGGAATTGCGCGACTGGTCGAGCACCAGAGTCTTGGTGGCCGGCATGTACGGGCCGGGCCACAACGGCACCCCCTGCACCTCCGCCGCGGCGTAGGCCACATCCGAGGAGCCGGGGGCGTTCACCCTCGGCCCGTAGGGGAGCAGACCGCGGCCGGTGGTGTCGTTCGCCGCGGCCGCCGCCTCATACTCCTTGGTGGCGGGGAGGGCGTCGGTCGAGGTGTACAGGGTGCCGGCGGCCATGGCCGCGAACAGGGCCCGCAGAGACGATATGAACCCGAGCCCGTCGGAGTAGGTCGACGACCAGGCCGTCGAGTTGGCCGGCAGGGTGAAAAAGGCGGTGGCCCGGGTTTCGACGTCGGCCAGCCACGCCCTATCCATGGCATCCAACGCGATGCGGTCTATGGCCGGGTTCGAGCCCATCAGCAGCTTCCTAGAGAACTGATAGGACCCTTCGACCTCGACGATGGTGACGGTGTCGTTACCGGTCGTGATCGTGCCGGGGGCTATCGGGGTGACCTCGTCGGCCGGCAGGCCGGACAGGCCCGCCTCCGTGGCGGTGCGGGGCACCTCGAGAGTGTTGAAATCGGGGGTGCCGTACTTGGCCACCACGGACCACAGCGGGGCCTTGGCGCCCAGGAGGGGCACGTACCGGCCGGGTAGCCACCTTTGCGGGGTCAGCGCCGGCATGTTGGCCGACTCGCCGACCGCGGCGGCCACATCGGCGGGCGGGGCCGAGAAGCGGAGCAGACCGGCCCGCAGGTAGGCGGGGTCGTCGGCCATGGCCTGGGCCCGCCGCCACCGCTCCGCCTCCGAAGACCCCGGGTTTTCCATGGTCGCCCAGGCGTCCCTGACGAAGCTGGGCCCGCCGGCCTCGCAGGCCACCGCGTACGGGTAGGGGTCACGCACGACCGCCGGGCCCGGGGTGGCGGCCACCACCGCGGCGGCGGTCGGCACCGGCTCGGCGGCGGCCTCGATGACGGGGGCGGGCAGGGTGTCGGTCATGGGTTCCTCTTCTCCGGTTGAAACAATTTCTCGGCTCGAAACGATCTGTACGGGTGGGGCGGTGGCGGCCACCGCCGACACCCGGGCGGCGTCGAACGCCGGCTCGGACAGCAGGGCCACGTGGCGGCCCCTAGCGGCGGTGACCCACGTGCCGGTGTCGGTGTCGTCGGAGGCGCCGATATCGGCGGCGACGGACAGTCCGTCGCGGAGCCCGTCGGCGGCCTCGGCCAAGATGGCGTCGCCGCGGTCGCCGGCCGGCACCCGGAACGTGGCCTCCAAACCGTCGGGGGTGTCGGTCGAGCTGGCGTAGACCGCTACCGGCTGGGCCGGGTCGTGATCCAGGACCAGTTTCGACCGGTCCGACAAGGTCAAAGATCCTCGGGCGAAAGCTACGTTCTGGCCGGTAGACACCCGGGCGTAAGTACCCCACGGCACCACCAGCCCGGTGATAGTCCGCCGGGCGGTGTCGGCGGCGAGACGGGCCGGCGGGGCGCTGGTGACGATAAGCATTCAGGGCGCTCCTGTCGGTGCGGGGGTTGGGGCCGTCGGCGCCGGCCGAGGTGGCGTTACGGGTGCCGGCGCCGGCGGCGGGAGTACGACCGTCGGCGGCGGCGCCGGCGGCAGGTCAGGCATGCGGAAGTCGAGGTCGAGTTGTTCGGCGAGGGCGTCGATCATGGCCGGCTCGGCCCCGGCCTTGAGCGCTCCGACCATGATCTGGACCCGTTCGAGCATGCTGATGCGGGTGAACTCGTCGCGGTTGAATTGCACGTACTGGCCGCGCGGGGTCACGTCGTTGGCCGACAGGCGTCCTTCGATGGCCCGCAGGTAGGCGTCCAGGACGTCGTCGAGGAAGGCGCCGCGGTAGTCGGCCTGATTCGTGTAGACGTATGAGGAGCTGGAGCCCATGGCCGCGGACACGAGGACAGGGTTGACCCCGGCGAGACGGGCGAGCTGGGTGGCCATGTACTGGCGGGCTTCGATCTGTTGCTGGTCGGCCGGGGAGTGGCCGAGGGTGCGGGCCTCGAGGTTTTGTGGGGTGTAGGCGGTGGCGCCGATCTGGCGGGCCGCTTTCCAGTTGGCCACCAACTCCTGCGCCGCGGTCACCGATAACGGTTCGCCGGCGGTCTGGTGCAGATCGACGTTGGGGAGCGGTTCGGCCGCCGCGGTCGCCGCCCCCGTCTCCAACGCCAGGGCGGCGGTTATCACCTGGCCTCCGTAGTTGCATATCCCCTCATGGGCCCCGTTGATGACGATGACGTCCTCGGCGGGTATCTCCTGGCCCATGTAGAACACCTGCACCCATGGCACGAACCCCCACGCCATGGCCTCCGGCTGGTAGACCAGCTCGCCGGGCATCACCCTTCGGAAAGCGACAGGGAACCCGGTCGAATCCCTCGCGAGGACGACCAGGGTTGATTTGCCGTTGAAAAACAGGTCGTCGATCACCCACGACCAAAACACGCTCGGCGGGATGGCCGGCGCCGGATCAGGGTTCTCGCACCACCCCGGGTCTATCTCGACGTCGTCGTCACCCCCGGTGGGGTCTCGGCGGTAGCGCTCCAGGTCCATCGAGGCGACCCCGCCGGCCAGCTGGGCCCGAATGTAGGACAGGGTCGGGACGGCCATGGCGGCCGAGCGGGTCACAGCCGAGGTGTAAAAGAACGACCAAGGGTCGGTGCCGTTCGAGGCGGCCACCCGCGACGCCGGACCGTCGCCGCCGGCGGCCGCCTCGAGGTCGGCGACACGGGCCCGCAGTTGGCGGGCGCGCGAACCGAACACGCGCCCACAGTGACACGCGCGCTAGCCGGTAGCAAGCATCAGGGGGCTACGGCGACGAACGGGGCCGCGGGTAGCGGGTGGATCCGGGCCGCCCACGCCGCCAACGTGACGGCCACCAGCGGACTGATGTCGCCCTCGGAATTGCGCCGCGACCACGCCCACCCGTCAGAGACGATCCGACGGCCGGCCGACGCGATCACCGTGTCCAACACGGCCTGGGCCCGGTGGGCGACCGTCCCGGCGGTGACCTGGTCGACGAGGTCGGCGCACGCCCGGGCCATCTGGGCCCCGCCGGTGCGCAACACTTCCACCCCGGCGGCGTCGAGGCGTTCGGCCAGGGTGCCGGCGGCCTGGGCGTCGGCCACCACCACCCCCATGGGATGGGCCCGCCGCCACTGGCGTATCTCGTCCTCCAGCCAGGCCGAGCCGCGCCGGTAGGCGAGGACCTCGACCACCGTCCGGCCGTCCGCCGCCCGCCCGGCCGTGACGAGGGCGGCGTTGCCGCGGTCGGCGGAAACGTCGAATCCGAGCGCCACCGGGGTGGCTCCGGTTTCGAGGTCGGCCAGATCGGCCCAGGCGTCCAGGTCGAGCGACAGGCCGAGCTGGCGGGGTCTGGGCCACACGTTGAGCACCGAACGCTCGAACGCGGCCACGTCCGACGCGCGTTCGAGGTCGGCGGCGAGGGCGGCTTCGCGGATGGTGTCACCCAACGCCGGGTGGGCCGTCCACCACGTCTTAGGGTCGCGCGGGTCGTAGGCGGGGGCCGTGGCATCCGCGCCCCACTCGAACAGGGCGACACCCGCCCGGCCCGCGGCCAAAGAGCTTTCGGCGCGTTCCAGCCACCCGTCGAACCACGTGGAGGCGAGGGTGCCGCCGGCGGACACGATCCACGTCTGGGCGGAGGGGCGGGTCAGTTGCGCCGGGAACACCGCCAGCTCGATACCCCGGCCGGCGTCGTCGTCGTGGGCCCACGCCTCGTCGACTATGGCGAGGTCGACGTTGGTGCCGTGCAGCGCCGTCTCTATCGGCGGGAAGCAGGTAGCCGAGCTGGCGCGGGCCGGGAGCTCGAAACTCTCGGCGCCGGCCCTCATTGACAGTTTCAGGTGGCGGGCCAGCCCGGATGTGCGCAGGATGGGGAGCCATTCCCGGCGGAACGTGCGGCCGGCGTCGCCGCCGGACTGGGCGGTGTACCAGTTCTGCGAGGCGGGCTGGCCGAGCACCCGGCGGGCCATCTGGGCCAGGGCGATGGCTGACTTCCCGGCCCGCCGAGGCACGTGAAGGACTACGACGCCGTGGATCATGGCGCCGGTGTCGGGGTCGTACTCGCCGGCGACCTCGTTGACGGCCCGCTGCCAGGCTTGCATGGGCCGGCCGAAGAGGGCCTGGCCTACGGCGTCGACCGCCGGCCCGAATGTCGGGGCGCCGCTAGGCGGGGTCGCCAGGCGCGGCGGGACCCGTAGCCGCTGCCAGTAGCTGGTCGAAAGCATCGGTTTGCGGTCCCCCCGTGCCGCGCAGTCTGGCCTCGAGCTCGCCGGTCAGGCGCAGCGCCTGGCCTTCGTTGAACTCCATTCCCTCGGCGCCGCGCAGCTCGTCGCAGCGGTCCGCCGACGTGCGCAGGAGGGCTACCAGGAGATCGTCGACCGGTTCGAGGCGCCCACCCGATCTCAGCGCCTGGATCGTCCCATCGCAGGAGCGTCTCACCCGTTTCACCGGACGTCTGGCCGTCATCGGACCCCATTGTGGCCGGTCGGGCCGGTTTTGGAGAATGTAGGGGAG